AAGGAAGAACGTTTCGCTAGCTGTTGCAGTTGGTACTGCAGTAACTATTTTTATATAATTTGCCATATTTTCTATCTTTTAAATGTTAATAATTATACAGTTTGAAACAACACGAAGTTATTAGCAGCCTGTGTTACTAAACATCTTTCAGTTAGAAAGTGAACAGTCATCGCATCAACTCCGTCGGTATAAGCTCCGCCAACCGAACCAGTAATCCAGTTTTTGTATCTTCTATCTTCAGTTTCAGATGCTCTGTATCTTACATGCAAAAATGGACGTCTTATGTTTTGACCAAGCATTTGATCATAAACAGTAGATGTTCCAGCGGGAATTAACACCCCATCAACTTGGGCTGATAAACCTCTAGTAGACGCATCATTTAGATATTTCCAATCGGTTTTGTAGAAGTCATAAGAACCTCTTCTAAACCCAGAAAATCCAAAATTCAACGCCATTTCAGCTTCGTTATCAAATAAACCATAAGAAGCAGAAGCAGCAGAAGCATAACCTCCACCAGCCATAGCTCCTATCATGTCATCAAAATCCAAAGCAGTTTGTCTACTTAAGAAAAGCATGTTTTCTTCAATAGCCCCTTGCTTGTCTAGTTGGTTTAAAACAGCGTCAAAGTCAGCCATTGCACCTGCACCAGGTCCTGCAGCTCCAGCGAAACCGTTATAAACGTTTCCTCTAGCATTAATAGCCGCGAATAAACCTTCTGAACCTTTTAGATCAGCTGTCCAGTTTGTAGGACTAACAGCACCAGCAGTTCCTGGTGCTCTTGCAGCATTTATTTGTTCAGCTTCTACCATAGCCATCTCCATGTAATCTTCAAATCTCAATCTTGTTTCAGATTCAGCTTTTAGATACCATAGATAACCAGATGTACCATCTTCAGTTGCAACTTCAACCCAACCGATTTGTGAAGCATCAGATCCACTTACTCGATAAGTATCCCTTAATATTATAGGTTGATTGTTAAATTGCGTAAATCCAGGTTCGATAGAAAAGTTATTGATAAGGTTATCATTAGCCCCTTTCTCCCATTCTGAACCATATACAAACACGCTACAAGTTGCAGCAACTAATCCAGCTACAATTGCAGCTTGATTGTAAGGTATGACTGTAGCAACAGCTGGAGATGCTAGAGTAATCGAGTCAACGTACATTTTCTGAGTTATCAATCCAGTTGGATTATCAGAGACTAAAACAGTTTGACCAGGTTTTATAGCAGCAGTTGTAGCTGGTGCAGTCAAAGTTATCGTCAAAGTTTCAGGTCCATTTGCGCACGCTACATTGTCATATGCTACGTGTAATCTATTTTGTTCAGACCATATTACTTGATCTGAGGTCATAGGCATCTCTGCCCCGACCATTCGTAAAAAACCATTTAAGGTTCTATTACCATATCTCTCCACCTCTTGCTCATAGAGTTCAGGTAGGTATTGTTGTGCAAAGTCAAGACCAGCTCCTGTAGCAAAATCCATGTAATTGCTATTAAGAACGGTTTGAGTTTGACTTGGTATGAGTGATGGGGGAAATTGAACCCCCGGTACAAATGCCATAATTTATAGTTTTAGTTATTTGTTTTTTTCTTTATTTTTAACTTAGAACTGTCAACACCGCTGATTGCTTTTACTCTTAAACCATTTAAATAAACATCACCAGAAGGAGTNCTTCTTGGTTCAGTACTTATATTTTTAGATTTAGCAGTAATATTTTTAATAGCATCNGATTTACCTTGCTCATAAAAATGATTAGCAATAGTATCAGCGTTTCGTGCTGCATATACAGCTTTATGATAACCTTTNTAATCTGTGATATTACCTTTTTTGTCTAAGAACTTCTTGACAAATTCGGATAGATCGGANTGGTTATCTACAATATCATTTGCGTTGCTAACATTATATCTAAATTTCTTTTCTCCAATATCGAAATCAAAACCTTTAAAATCTTTGGAAAAAATGGTTTTAGTTTTTGTTTTAAACGCGTCATGACGTTGTCTAACTGTTTCTTGTTCTTCGTTATATCTATTGAAAAAGTCCATTGCTTTTTGTTGCTCTTGAGTAATGCCGGGTCTCAACTTGATTTCGTCATAATATTTCTCTTTCGTGTCTTCCAAAAAGTTTTTGGCTTTTGCAATTTCTTCTTTTAAAGCGAGTTGTTTTAATTTTATTGTTCGCTCTTCATCAATATCTTCATCCCATGTAAATTTATCATCCATTAGAAAATCTATTTCTTCAGAGTTTAAATGGGGTTTTGTTTGTTTGTAGTATTCTTCTAATAAAACATCATTATCTATATTAGAATAATCTGCATTTAATCTTACATAATCTTCTACTGTTCCACCAGTATCCCTCATGAATTCAACTAATTTTTCTACATTTTCAGGTAATTCTAATTGAGGGTTTTCTTGTAATTCTTCTTTTATCTCTTCAACAACCTCTTGAACTTCTTCAGTTGTTTCATTAGTTATTTCTTCAATTACATTTACTTCTTCTTCATTGTTTTCTGTGGTAGAGGTTGGTTCTTCGGTGTGTGTTTCCACCACTTCTTGCAATCCCACTTTATCTCCTTGCTCTGTCTTCGTGCTTTCCGCATTAGACTGTAACACTTCTTCATTTGTGCTTTGCTCTTGAACGGCATCTTCTGTTTTCTCCTCTACATTTTTAGATAAATCTATTTTAATAGGTTTATCTTTCTTATTTAATTTCTTCATTTTGGGTTTCTTTTTTATCTTAAAAGTCCCCTCTTCTTTTACTGCTTCTGTTTTTTCTTTTGCTTTTGTAGCCATAATATGATATTATATAATTAATAAAAATTTATCTTGGTTCAAATTGTTCTAAACCAAAACCACCTAAATTGTCATTTCCAGCTGATTCAAAGTTTTTTGGTAATAAATCATTTTTTCTTTGATCTATAAGTTCACTTTGTTGTGTAGCTTGTAGTTTTGTTCTTTTATCTTTTCTATCCTCTATAAATTGTTCTTTAGCTTGCTCTTGTCCTACTTTGGCTTTAGCTAATTGCATGTTATATTCAAATTCCCTATCCATCAATTGCATTTTAATTTGAGCCTCTTGTTGCATTCTATCTATCTCAAATTGGGATTTACCTTGTTCTATTTGTAATTGTGTTTCCGCTAAAGCTTGTTGTTTTTGAACTTCATACATTGCTGCTTGTTCTGCTTGTTGTGAGTTAGCTTGAGCTTGTGCTTGAATATTAGCTTGAGCAGCTTGTTGTTGTTGTTGCTGTCTTTGCTTTCGTTTCTTCTTTAAGAATTCATTAGCTAATTTTAAATTACTAATATTCCTTATATCTATAGCATCCTCTAAGTTAATAGAATCAGTTTGAAGTGACATTTGAATATTTTGTTCCAACATAGCCTTTTCTTCTTCATCTGGTTCTAATTCAATGAATATTCCAAAATCATGTAAATTAGCTGAAACAATTTCATCTAATGTAGCAACGTTATAATTAGAAATACTATCCTCTAATGCCGCACGTGTAAGTGGAAACATTAAAGCATCAGCAGCACGTAGAGCTATATTTTCACATGTTTTCAATGTTAAATATAAACTTGATTGTAAAATATGTCTAGTTGCCGTGTTTGAATTAGCTGCAGCAAGTTTTTGTAATCCTACTAAAGCATTTTTATCTGGAGCACTAGCATCTCGTGCTTCATTTAAACCACTTACATCCCTTATCATTTGAAGATAATACTGGTAAGTTTGTATTAATGACTGAATTTTATTACCACCACTAGATGTTTGGAGTTCTTGTATTGGTACTTTACCATGATTTAATTCACCATCTTGAGTTAGAGATCTCCCGACAATACTACCCGTTTGGAAATACATGTTAAGTGCTTCAGCTGGGTTATAGTTAGTTCCATTCCCCAGATCCACTTCAGCCAACCCATCCATATCTAAATATATACCATCTGGTACTATCCTAGATAATACTTGTTGGAGTTTTAAATGAGCTAATTGAATCATATCAGCAAAACCGGTTATCCTACCAACTAAAGATTCAATTCTACCCCTGTACATTCTAGGAGCTACTATATTGTAATTCATGTTTACTTTTATAGTATTAGCATTGGGTCTTGTCATGTTTTCAGCCATCTCCCATTTTAGCATCTTTGGATGCCCTAATATTTTAGCTCCAGTATATAGTACCTCTATTGATCTAGCTGCTCTATTAAAGTTATCACTGGGTGGTGGATCAAATATATCTGTTTTTTCTAATACTTTTTCTAAACCTTGATCAGTGTATTTTATTTTAAAAACCTGATTAGCGAATGTTTTCCACTCAAAATATAAAACTTGAACTGTTTGATTATCTACTCTCCCATTCCAATTTCTAGTATAACTAGTGTTACCTTGATATTTTTGAATTTCTTTTACTTCTTCTGCGGTTAAATAAGGGAATTGCTTTTTAAGTTCAACTAAACTTACACTCTTTACTTCACCAACATAATATAAATCCTCAAAATTAGGGTCTTCAGTGTATGAATATACTAGATTAACTGGATCAACGTAATCAACTGTTATACCCTCTGATTTATTAAAAGTAGTTTTTACAGCTGCAATACCCAATACAGTTAAATCGTAATTTAATCTTTTCCTTATTAAATGATATTTATTTTTATC